CAGCAAGAGGACTTGGACCCGTCAGAAGTCTTAGTACGCCACGAGTGGGTATTTGGTCAGGGTGACAACCCAGGGTGCATGGACAAAGACCGAGACATCTGGCAGATACCCCGTGGCATTTCAGCCAGCGAGTGCCTGATGGTCGCTACCGCTGACCCTAGTCCGACTAACTATTGGGCTATCCAGTGCTGGCTGTACCACCCAGAGTCCCAGCAACGGTTCTTGATTGACCTGATTCGCCAGAAGATGGAAGCCAGTAAGTTCTTGGACTACAACATCCATGACGGTAAATACACTGGGGTTATGGAAGAATGGCAGAACTTGTCTGAGTCCATGGGATACCCAATTCAGTACTGGATTGTGGAATCTAATGCAGCTCAGCGGTTTATGCTTCAGTACGATTATGTCAAGCAATGGCGCCAAATGCGGTCTGTGGAGATCATTCCCCACAACACAAATGGCATCAATAAATCGGACGAAGCACTGGGTGTGACGGTGTTACAACCCCACTACCGCTTCGGTCGTGTAAGATTACCTGGTAGGGGTGAAGGAAAAGTTCGCTCTATGAAACTAATTGATGAGGTTACAAAGTACCCTAATGGGTCACGCACAGATGACTGTGTTATGGCTCAATGGTTTCTAGAGTGGAACATTCCCAACCTCTACATGCCGAAATCGGCAACAGCCCCAGCGTGGCGCCCATCATGGGTGAAGTCGTCCACCCCTAAGACATTGAGGTTATAAGTGGCTCTCTCGTTCGATAATGACAAGGCTGCGGCACAGGTCGTAACCATGTACCAGGAGCGCCGCAAAGACCGCGGTGGACTCTTTAGCAAGATGGAAGATATCCGTCGTCACTACAACGGCGACATTATCATTCCACTGCCTGAGTTAGATGACATGGAAAAGCCTGCCATTCCGAACTTGATTGCTCAAGGTATTGACCAGTTCGCTATGCGCGTGGCTTCAGTCATCCCAGACATCTCGTACATGCCAGTACGCCCAGGTATTCAGGTATCTGAAAACCGTGCCCGTGACCGTCGTCTAGCCAACCTTGGTTGGTGGGACATGAACAAGATGGGTACCAAGTTACGTCGCCGTGCACGTCACCTTACTGCTTACGGTATGAGTGCTGTAACTATCTCACCAGTGTCGGTCTACCACGACGACCAGCGTGACATTCCTCACTGGCGCGTGCGTAACCCACTTTCTACGTACCCTGCACCAATGCTTGATCCAGACTCAATGGAGCCAGCAGACTGCATCTTCGTTGACCGCCGACCACTTGGCTGGTTGAAGGAAAACTACCCAGCACAGATGGCTATCTTGTACCGTGGTGAAAAGGGCGACCACGACATGTTTGAAGTGTTGGAGTACATGGACGCTAACGAAACTGTGCTTATTGCCGTTGGTGCTGAAAAGCCAAAGGCAAGTGCATACAGCACTGAGACAGGCAAGGGAATCGCTACGCACATTATCTTGGAGCGCATCCCTAACCGTGCAGAGGTAAGCCCAGTAGTTATTGCTGGACGTATCACACTAGACCGCCTACAGGGTCAGTTTGACCAGATGCTTGGAACCTACCAGCGTATGGCTAAACTAGATGCCTTAGACATGATTGCTCGTTTCCGCAACGTGTTCCCAGATGAGTGGATTGTTAGCACAAGCAACTCTCCATCATCACCTCGTATTATTCAAGAAGCTAATGGTAAAGAAGGAATCCGTGGAGTCGTTGATAAGGGACAAGTACAAATCACACATCTGCAGCCAGGTTCAACCACAAACGACGCACTTGACCGGATGGAACGCGCTCAGCGACTCACAGGTGGAATCCCTGCAGAGTTTGGTGGGGAATCACCAAGCAACGTTCGTACAGCTCGTCGAGGTGAAATGGTCATGTCAAACACCGTTGACATGCCTATTCAAGAGTATCAGGAAATCTTCGCTAACTCACTAGAAGCAGAGAACCGCCGTGCGGTAAAAATCATGAAGGCTTACTACGGTAAAAAGCCAAGCATGTTCTTCTTTGGTAACGACGGTAAGATTACTCACCCTGACTACACGCCAAACGAAACATTCGAAACGGACTTGTCATACGTCAAGTACTCAATGCCTGGTTCAGACGTAAATGGCATGGTAGTCGCCATTGGTCAACGTGTCGGAACTGGTATTATGTCTACACAGACAGCCCGTGAGATGGACCCAGCGATTGAGGACCCGATTCGTGAACGTGATCAAGTTGAAATTGAAGGACTACGTAAGGCGCTTCTTGCTGGCCTTGAACAACAGGCGTCGCAGGGAAGTCTTGACCCCAACGTTATTGCTGAAATCGCAATGGCTAAGGCAGAACGACACGTCACTCTTGAAGCCGCGGTTGCTAAAGTCCACAAAGAAATGCAAGCGAAGCAAGCCGAGCAAGCAAACCAGCAACAGCAAATGCAACAGCAAATGCAGCAAGGTGGACAGCCACCAGAAGTTCAGGCAGAGTCACAGCCTGGTATCGGCGTATCGCCAGACAACCCTGCTGGAACGCCTATCGCACCACCACCAGCCGGAGCACAGAACTTGAGTGCTATGTTGTCAACTTTGAAGCGTCCACCAGCTCCAGCCGGTGCCGCACCAGGGATGTAATAGATGCCACGTACAGGTAGAGGTGGCGCCCGTGAGGGAACGCCAGGAACAGCATACGGAAACCGTACTGACCTTAACGCAGCAATGCCAGTCCAGGCCGCTACTGGTCAAGGCTACGGAGAAGCAGGTGCACAACAGGCTGCTCAACGTGCAATACCCGTAGCACCACAACAGGTATCGGTTGCGCCAGCGCAAGCACCAGCACAAGCAGCGCCAACTACTGTATCTGAACAGTTGCCACAACTTCCTGCTTACCCAGGCGAACTTCGATTCCTTCACCCAACTGATTACCCTAACGAGCCAACAACATCTGGCATTGACATGGGACCAGGTGTAGGATCGGAAGCATTACTTACTACTCGTCCAGCCGTTGCCAACATGCTTGGCGCTTTGGCGAATAGTCCGAACGCTTCTGCTACTTTGATGGACTTGGCCAGCGCAGCTCGTACATTGGGTCTGTAATGGCCGGTGAACAGAACGTAGATAAGCAGTCTGGTGCGCCCCAGGGATACATTGGTGATACTCGTGGTCAACAGTTTATTGGCCCCAATAACCCAACTGCAATTAAAACGTTCCCTACGTCAGTACAGAACACGATTGAGAACTTAGTTCACAACAACCCTGAAATTGCTAAAGACCCTACGACTGCTCAAGCGCTAGCAACTCACTACGGTGTCAATGCAACTGTAATGGCTAATGCCATGGGATACGTTCAAATGCAGAACGCAGTTAAAAATACATCGCAACATTTTAACATTTTTAACATGGGTAAAGACATTCTTGGAAGCGTTGTTGATGCAGGTAAATTTGGTTTAGATTTTCTTGCTGCTCCTGGCCGTGCTGTGATAAGTGCTGGCAAAGGACTTATCAGAAATCAGATTCAAGGTTGGAGTGGCGACCCATTAGCAAACATGGCTCAAACAGCACAAGGTGGTCAACAAGAATTACAAGCACTTCCTGGTATGGCATTACAAGCAGTAAAACTTTACCAATCTCTTACTACTCCTGCTACACCAGAAGCACGTGCTAATAATTGGAATTTTATAAAACAACTTCCATTTCTTCCTGCACACGCTTTTGCAAACTTAGCATCTAGTGTTCATCAACATGGTGCTAATTGGACAATGAGTAATAATGCTTTGAATTTATTACCTGCTCTTGGTGCTGAAAGTTTTGCTGCTTCTGCATTAGAAGGAACTGCTAGAACTTCCGAACAGGTTTTGGCTCGCTCTGTTGCTGCTGACAAAGAACTTGTTGCTAATGCTGAGTCTCGTTTAATAGATAATCCTGGTGATACTGCACTTCAAGCAGAAATTAAAGCAGCACAATCACGTTTAGTAAAGCATGACCCTGTGTGGCTTAAAAATACTATGGACAAGACTACGGTCTGGAACCCAATGACTCAATGGGAGAAAGACCTTTATGAACAAGTCTCTGCTAAAGCTGAACAAGCCGCAACCGAAGCCGCAACTCCCGTTGCTTCCAACTTTTCTAAATCAGCATACGTATCTAAAAACATTTCTGAATTTCTAAACAAGTACGCAGTTGGTTTACCATTAAAAGGACTTCGTGAAGTTGTGGATGTAACTGGTGGATACGGTGCTAACGCTGCTTATTTATCAATGATGCAACAGGCACAAGCAAATCCATTAACCGCAAAACTGTGGAATGAAACTGCTGACTTAAATGTTCGTGATGCTAAAGGACATCCAATTAGTTTAGGTTCTGATTTGGCTACTTTGTTGGGTCAACAAGGAACATTAATGTTTACACCAACGGCAACGGCAATTAATTTGCTTGCTCAGTTTGGCATTAGCGATCCACTTGGACGAGCACTTGAGATTCCAAAAATGGCCAAGTCATTTGCTGGGTTTACTGGCAAGCTTGGTGCTTGGTACGGTGGTCTTGGTATCCGTGGCGCTGGTGACATTACCCGTGCGTACCGTCAGTACGATAGTGTTCGTCGTGCTATTGACTTGATTTCTACTCAAAGTTCTAGTGAAATTCTTAGGCAGTTTCCTGGCACGTTTAACAAAGAAGTTATTGGCAAACTAGACAAGGCAACTACACCACAAGAAGTACTTTCAGTATTAGAAGATTTGTCTGCTGGAATCAACATCATTACATCACGAGCACCGACACTTGGTTGGTACTCAGCATTTAAGGTTGCACTTACTGGCGCTTTGGGAGAGAAGTTTGGTACCCTTGGCGAACTTGTTGGTAGAGATTTAATTGTAACTAAGGAATTGGCTAATCAAGTCAAGGAGATGACTGGTTACGACATCAGCGTTAAGAATCCTTTTAATGGTCCAACAGACTTAGCAGGAAAAGTAAAAGTAGCCTGGCGTCAGCGCATAGCTCTACAATTCCGTCGTAACCCAATGTGGATGCGCGGTGGTGAGATGACCAGCCGAAAGATTGAAGTTGGTTCAGTCAATTCCATCCCTGCTTTAATGGACTTTGCTCGTACCTTCTACATGCCTGAAGATGAAATCAAAGCATTTGGTGACGCTTTGTATGCTGCATCTCAGACAAGCAGTGAAGCATATAAAGTTGTATACCGCAAACTTGTTTTTGAAGCAACTATGAGAAACATTAGTTCTCACTACACACAGGGTGAACTTCAGTCTATTGTTGATGCACTTTCAGAACACGCTTGGTCACAAGTAGACAACAAGATTGGTGCAGACGGTGGTGGCCTTGGTGGTCACTATGTTTCATCTAAGAGCGACCTTTACAACATGGTTGAAATGCTCAATGGCTATTTCAAGAACGCAGGTATTGGAGAGAACCACCTTGGTGAGTTAATCCTTCCACGTCGATCTGACCTCATGCGTATGAACAAGGCTATTGGTCGAATGGTTAAGAGCATTAACCGCACTGGACTAGTAGACACATTCCTTAAGACGAACTCAGATTTCAACACTATTGCCAGCGTTGCTGAAAACTCAGGCAAGACCATTGAGGACATTGCTACCCACCTAGACGGATCACTTAAGAGAACGCTTGAAAGCGGCCTTGGCCCTGAAGCACAAATATTTAGGTCTCTTACTGATGAAATAAAATTAAAATCTAGAGAAGCAATTAGCAAGCTTGGAAATGTAGAAACTAATACTGGTTCTCAAATTGAATGGGTAAAACTTTCTGAACTTAAAAAATACAGAGAATATGACCGACTTGACCCATCTAGCCCTGTAACAAAATATTCAAAAGAAACTATTGAAGAATTAAAGAAATCAATTAAAGAAAATGGTTTTACCGACCCATTAATACTTAGTTATAATCCAGATACCGGCAAGGCTATTCTTGACGAAGGTAATCACCGTTTAATTGCAGCAGAACAATTAGGTTTAGATTCTGTGCCAGTAAAAGGTATGAGCACAGGAAAAACAACAAGTAAAGGCTTTGGATATCAAGATGTACCTGGGGCAAAAGAAAGAATCAAACCTGATGTTAATGGTTACGTTCCAACCAACATACCACCAAACAAAATATTAGGCGAAGATTTTATTGACCGTAGCGTTGCAGTTAGAACACGTTTAGAAAACGTATCAAGTGGTTTTGAAGCACAAACAAAAACTACAATGAGTCGTGTCAAGAAACTTATTAGTGGCGATGATTACAAGGAACTCCTACCATCTGAACGAGTAGCAAGTATCAATGCTTACTTGGAAAGAAAGTCCGATGGACTGCTAAAACAATACAACGCCATGAAAGACGCTATTGAGCGCAACCTTCCATTGACCAATTTAGACAGGCGTGCTATTCCAATGCAAGATGTTGGAACAATGCGTGAACTTGCACGTCAGGGAGTTACCTTTGAGGATTGGCGTCGTGGCGCTGCACTTGAGCACCTATGGGGAGAACACCTTGCTGTTCAGCAAATGCATTTTGAACTTAAAGGTCTTATTAGCCAGAGCTTTGACAATTTAGATGCTATTGACGCACAGGCTCGCCAAATTGCGGCCATGTCTGCTACGTCTAAAGAATCAGCTGAGAAGTTTGTTGAGGCGTTTAAGAACGAATGGTCAACACAGACTGAAAAGAAAATACCCATACCTATTATCAACCGTGCTCTTGGCAAGCGTGGTGTACGTAGCAACGCTCAACTAATTCAAGACCTTAACCAAGCCTACCTAGACAAGTACTTTAAGCCAATGTCGCTTGCATCACTTGGTTGGGCAGAACGTGTATCTATGTCTGAAGTAATGCTTAACGCACTACGAACAGGCCCATTCCACTTCTTTGAAGCATTTATTGCAGAAAGTTTTGCGCGTAACACAATCAAACTAGAGAAGTTAGTTAATGACTTTGACAAAGTAACTGCTACTGCTGCTGAAGGTGGCGATAAAGTAACGCTCCTAGATCGACAGAAATTCTTGATTAAGAACGTTGTTGGTGGTGTCATGCTTGGGTTTGACGAAGCAATGATTAAGACATTTGCAACAGACAAATTGGAGCGTTTAGTACAAGACGCTACTGACGTAATTCTTCTTAACGATGGAATTTTGCCTTGGGGTTCACACGCACAGCATGACTCAGTTACATCTGAAGCAATGAACGATGCTGCTTTGGCACAGGTATGGGGCGTTGACCCAGTTACAAACGAGCCAACTGCTTCATCAATGGTTCGTGGTGAAAGCCACGTTCAGATTCAGAACGATAACAGCGCCGCTGGAACTGCATTGTTTGAAAATATATCTCGTATTAACCATGACCGAGTGCTTAAGCCAATCGCTGATTACGCTCACGAACTTGTTACTCAGCGTGGAGCTGCATACTTCTCAGGCGCAGAAGGACACGCACGTTTCTTGAACCTGCTTGAAGAACGCGGTGTTCAAATGCTTAACAGTTTTGACCCACGCTTCCTAGAGCGCTTTGAACGTTCTCGTTTGCTTTCACCAGCAGACATCACCACAGGCGACCCACTACGTGACTGGGCTAAGGCTATTGCTGAACACATTTCTAACCTTGGTACTGGTGAGCGTGGTCTTAAAATTCACCCAACCATCTTTGAGCAGATGTCAACAGGCGACATTATGGGGCCACGTCAAATGGCTAAATGGCTAGGTGACTTGGTTAAGAAGAAGGATTCCCCACCCAACTACTTTCCTGCTAAGGAATTCATTTCACCTTTGGCTAAGGGTTCACGTAGCAACCTGCTAGTTCACGCGTCTGACAAAATTCACAGTCGACTACTTGGACCAGTTGTAAACAACCTTTCACGTGACCCACTTTTTGTACTTGAATACCACAATGAGATGGAAAAACTACGCCCACTTATTGCAGACAAAATTTACACTGAGGATCAGGCACAAGTATTGGCTCAGACTAACGCCACGGTAAGCATGGCCAAGTTCATTCACAATCCACTTGACAAGACTATGTACGAACAGAACATGCGCGTACTCGCTCCGTACTACTTTGCCAAAAATCAAGCAATTCGCCGTTCACTTCGTATGGCCGGTGATAACCCAGCGGCTTACGAGCGTTACTTAAAAATTAACCTTGCAGTTACTAATTACATTAGTCACATTAACACCGGCATTAAGAACGGTACGTTTCAAATTCCTGGTGGAGAAATGACCACTGCTGTTGTTGGTTCATTCCTTAACTGGTTTACAGCTCTTGAAGGTGCTGGTGCTTCTTCAACATTGGCTGGTCAATTCGGACTTGATGCTTCACCAACATCATCTGCCATGAGCGTTATTACTACTGGTAATCAGGCTGGTTGGATTGGCGAACTAGAAAACTTCTTGCACATTCCATGGGGACCTGTGGTTACATTCCCTGCCAAGGCCATTTACGAATACGCAACTAATCACAACCCACACGTTTTTTCTGTGTTACAAAAGGTAATGCCTGAATCAATGAACAGCAGTATGATTCAAGACCTTGTGCCTAACCCAGTTATTAAAAACTCTATTACTGGTGCTATTGGTTACACACTTGGTGACACATTTACTAATTCATACGTATCGCTTAATCACTACGTTGTTGGTGACATGAGTAATCAACTAATAACTCAGTTCTACAAAGAACTTCACAAGTCCGACCCTAATTTGTTTACTGGTTCAGTAGCACAGAGCAGTTCTGCCGAAGCAATGATTAATCAAAAACTTGCTGTTAAGTGGGGCGAGTACTTTGCTATTCCTGGCAACGCACAAAGGTTTCAAGACCAAGCCAATAATCGTACAGCCATGCTTTACGTACTTAAGACGGTTGCTGGTTTCTCACTTCCAGTATCCATCAACATTGGTGAACGTTTCTTAAACAACAACAAACTTAGTGGCATTATTAAAGAAACCAATCCTGATGGAACTCCTAAGTACCCAACGTATTTCTTGGCTGTTGATGAGTTCATGCGTCGTTACCCAAACAACTATTTTGACCTTGTGGCTCACACCATGTCTACTGGTTCGTCATACCCTGAAACCACTAAAACATTGGAATACTTAACCAAGAATCCTGACGCTGTTCGTAAATATCCAAACATTCTTGCTTTTGCTTATGACCAAGGCAACTATCAAAGCGATCCACGTACTTTCTCTGTTGAACGTAATCTTGGACTTCGCCAACGTGAAACTAATCAGAAGTACTTTGATTCTCTTAACATTTGGACAGGCGACCAGATGTACAACGCTAAAGAAAAAGAGTTGCTTCAAAACCAACACTATGTTGACCGTAAAACTGGTGGTCTAAATGCCAAAGGTATTAATCAATTAAACCGTGAAATGAAAACCTATGGGCAGATTTACAACGTTACTTGGTTGGCTGACCACAATGGTGGCCGTCGAAACCAAAATGCTTATGTTTCATACCAGCAACTACAGAAGGCAATTAACGACCCATCGGTAGACAACGCTTTTGACCCTGGTTACAAAGATTTCTTTAAGCAAGCAATAGAAGTTCGTAATCAATACGAAGCTTCATTCAAGTCACGGCTTGCTGCTGGTCACACAACAGGACGAATGAAATCAGATTATTATGACTTCTGGCAACGTATTGCTACACAGCCTGAATACGCAAAGTTCGCACCGTTTATCAATTCAGTAATGCTCAAACTACCCGACCCACAATAAGGAATAACCATGGCAGACAAACCACTAGCAGAAGAAACCAAGGCGCCTGAAGCCAAGTCAATGACAGCAGCCGACATGAAGCAACTTGCTCATGACTACGCTGTGCCAATGTCGGAAGGCACTCTCAAGCAGATTGCCGAGGACATGACGCCACAGAAGGCTAAGGCATTTGAGGAATACCTTAAGACTACAGCACAGGGACTCTACCCTACCTTGGCTCCACAGATCGAAGCTGGCATCAAGACCGCTTACCTACTTGACCCATACCGTCAGGTTGCTAAGCAGATGTTGGGTGAGGACCACGAGCCTAACTTCATGACCGATGCTAAATCGTCAGCAGCACTCAATGGTGGTCACGACCCTAAGACTGGACGCCCAGTTCCAATGAGCCTTGACGAGTGGAAAGGACACCTTCAGTCACACCCAGGGTTTGATTACAAGAACACACCTGCTGCTCAAGAAAAGATGTCTAGTGTTCTTCAGGGTCTAGCACAAGAAATGAACCAACCACAAGGTGGTCCTGAACAATCTCTAGGACAGCCAATGGCACCAGCACAAGGAGCAATGTAATGGCCACCTATACAGCAACGTATTACGACGCAGTTACTAAAAAGAACGTAAGTGTCACTGGCCCTAGTCAGGCCGTAGCCAACGCTGAAGCAAAGGCTCTAGGTGCTGCGTCAGCCAAGAAAGTTGGTGGCTCAACTCCAACCACAACAATTCCTAGCACAAGTCTAACAAGTCAATGGAGTGGAACAGCCAACTCTATGGGTTACACGTTGCCCAACGGAACTACTATTGTTGGAACTTACGCTGGTAACAACCCAACGCCTACTGAACTGCTTAATGCTATTTACGCCATGGGTATAACTCAAAAGGGTGGAAGTGTTGCTAAAGGTAAGCAATTAGTTAACGACTTTCTTAAGCCTTATGGCATTGATGGTTCATACTTCTTTCAGCCAGATACCAAAGATCACAAGACAGTCTTAAAAAACGTAGGTGCTTTGATGGGTGCCGCCAACCAGTTTGGTGGAGACTTCAGCAAGGTAGACCCAAAGACATACGATTTTACTGGCTCTGGCTTAAGTTCAGCACAAAAGTTGCAACTTCAGACGCTTCAAGTTGAAGGTCAGCAATTCCAGGCATACGCTAATGCCGCGGCTACGTCATCATCCAAAATCAATGCTGATTCAAACCTTAAGCAAACACTTGACCAATGGGGTCTTTCTAACCTTCAGCCACTTATTGATGATGCTGTTTTCAAGAAGAACATTACCAATGCTAAAGAGTTGATGAATATGATCCGCACCACAAAGGAATACAAGGATTCTTTTCAGGGTTTGGTTGAACACAACAAGACTGCTGCTCAGCAAATGACCGAAGCACAGTACTTGGCTGCTAGTCAGGCAATGATGAACACAGCTCAGGCAGCCGGACTTCCGGACGCTTTCTTTACTAGGGCAGAGATTGGCAAGTTAATTGCTGGACAGGTATCTCCAGCAGAGTTCAGCCGTCGTATTGCTGAAGGCTACAACGCTGTCGCTGCTTTACCTCAAAGCGTTCAGAACCAGTTTATGCAACAGCATGGCGTTGGCCCTGGTGGACTTCTGGCCTATTTCCTTGACCCAACCAAGGCAGAGCCAGTCATTGCTCGTCAAGCATTGGCAGCCAACCTACAGAACACGGCTCAGGGCGCTGGACTTCAAGACTTCTCATCAGACCAGGCTAAGCAACTTGCTGAGATGGTTAGGGTTGCTGGTGTCACGGGTGCCGCTTCTGACCCTTACAGCCAGTTTACCCTAGGCAAGGCACAGACAGCGCTTCAGACGGCCTCTAAGGACGTTAATTTGACCAAGGCGCTCCCTGGAGCCACTGCCCCTACCGTAGACACCAATACTTTGATTGGAAGCCAAATAGCCGGTTTTGGGGGCACTACACAGCCAGTAGCCCAAAGACAGGTACAGTTGGCCGAAGAAGCCAAGGCCGCTCCCTTTGAAAAGGGTGGTGGATATGCCGAAACTGCTAAGGGTGTTACGGGTCTTGGTTCTGCACGTACATAATGTGCTACAATTACGTTAGGTGTTTGGCCCCATTGATCGTGGGCGAGCTGGACAACTAAACCGCTTGGTGGGGAGCACGTCCCCAAGTGCGTATAGTGCAAACAAATTTATCCGTTTTATTTACCTCTGAATAAAGCGCGTACCTAGAAGGAGCGATCAACATGTCCGAATTCGACAACGAACTTGACGAGCAGGAAACCAACAGTCAGCCACTAGACCCTAACATTAGGCGTCAGTTGCGTGAAGGTGAGAAAGCCCGTAAGGAACTTGAAGCAGCAAAGGCAGAACTGGAAAAGCAAAAGCTTGAATTCCAATTCACCAAGGCTGGAATCCCAGAGACAGGTGCAGGTGCATTACTTCGTAAGGCATACGATGGAGAAGCGTCAGTAGACGCAATCCGGAAGATGGCTGAAGAATACGGCATCCTTTCATCTAATCAGGAAACCACCGAAGCCCCTGCTAACGATGCGGAACTTGAGGCTTTACGTCGTGCCCAAGGCGCGACTATTGGTACGTCAGGCGTAGGACCAGACTTAGGTCAGGAATTCCTAGCCCGTATTCAAGAGGCATCAAGTCCCGAAGAAGCCATGAAGATCGTACAAGAACAACAGTTTGAAAAACTGGGTGTTTGGACTTCTAGGAACGTGCGTTAATCAAAACACACTAACTAGAAAAGGAGTTTGAAATGGCTATTGATGGCTACTCAGACAACCCAACGGGACAGTCAACCCTTGACTTCTCGAAGGCCGCTTATGACCGTATGGCGTACTTCGCTCTACGTCCAGAGCTTTACTTTGACGCTGTAGCAGACGTTCAGCCTACTGCACAGTCAATGCCAGGTGCTTCGGTACAGTTCACAATCGTTAACGACCTACCGATTTCAACAACAGCACTTACAGAAACAACAGACATCACAACCGTAGCAATGTCAGACTCAACCGTTGCGTTGACTCTTGCTGAATACGGTAACGGTGTTCTTACCACTGCCAAGTTGCGCGGAACATCATTCGTGGACATTGACCCAATCGTTGCCAACGTAGTTGGATACAACGCTGGTGTTTCAATCGACACGATTGCTCGTGCTGCTTTGGACGTTGGAACAAACGTACAGTACGCATCAGGACTCGGAGCAACAACACTCCAGACTTCTGTAACTACTCGTGCCGGTGTAGCAGCAGCAAACACATTGTCATCACTTGACATCCGTGTTGCTCGTGCTCGTCTCCGTGCTCAGAACGTTCCAACATTCGGCGGTATGTACGTTGGTTACATCCACCCAGACCTCGTTGCAGACCTTCAGGGCGAATCTATCTCAGGTTCAAACATACAGGGATGGCGTGCACCACACGTCTACGCACAGCCAGGTGAAATCTGGAACGGTGAGCTCGGTGCTTACGAAGGTGTTCGTTGGATCGAAACTCCACGTGCTCCTGTATTCCAGGGTGCTGGTGCATCTTCAACAAACGTTTACGGAACTCTCATCGTTGGTCGCCAGGCTCTTGCCAAGGCTCACTCATACGTTGACGGTAACGGAGCGTTCCCACACGTTGTACCTGGTCCAGTAACTGACCGTCTACGCCGTTTCGTCCCAATGGGATGGTACTGGCTTGGTGCTTACGGAATCTTCCGTCAGGCTTCAGTTATCCGTATTGAGTCAAGTTCACTTCTAGGCGCTGACATCAGCACTACACCTGGTACTGGAACCACCTTTGAGCCAGCAGTTGACCTAGGTGAGTCTACGACTCGTCCAGACGGAACAACTGGCCCACTGGCTTAGTCCAGTAGTCAATTAGAACCTAGAGAGGAACGAGCGTTGTCGTGGCCCAGAGCTTGTAAGAACTGCGGAAGCAGGGACGTACAGGCTGGCATAGATGAGATTTATTGTCTCATGTGTGGTCGGCTTACCGACAAAAACGGCAACCTCGTTTCTCTCAAGGATCAACACACTAGCGAGGAAAAACTCTCATGACAGTACCTACAGGACTTGGCTTGACACTCGGACCAGAATCCGCAATGCCAGCAGGAACACCCCTACCAAACCGCGCAGTACGCGCAGCTCGTAACGACGCTACAGCAATTAAGGGCGAAACATCAGACCCTTGCTACTGTGGCCAGTGCGACATGACCGACACAAGGTGGACATAATGGAATCACGCGCATCATTTCCAACAGTATCGGCTGAATTCCTTCGTGGAACCACAGTCAACACTATTGACACAGGATACATCCCAACACCTGTAACCTCTACTGAGACAAGTGGACCTGCTAACCGTGGCGTTGAAACAAACACTGCTCGTGGCGTTAAGGGCACACCAATTATCGGTGGCATTACAAAGTTGGAGTACGGCTCAAACGCTGACGCTCCAGAAGTAGTTGGCTACAAGACATACGGAGAAATGTAATGGCTAGTAAGTATGACGCAATCTTTGACGTGGACAGCAAAACAGTAGGTACGCCCATTGACTTTCGTGCAGCAACACTTCTTGAGGAAAGCCTTGACGGTGGTTACACTCGTGTAACTAAGCCAGTTGGTCAGCCTACTTCAGCTCCGGCTGAGAACCAGACAACTGGTGGCGCTCGTATGGGTGACGCTATTGATGCTGCTCGCATTGGTGCTACTGGACGTAAGAACCAGATTAAGTAGGCTTTCATGCCTACTTTTACACCACCAAAGGTAAAGGACAACCCACCGATCCTGCCCGACTCAAAGGGCTTGGAGCGTAGGTTATGGCGTTACTTCCCTAACAGGGCACGTTACGTCTTGGTCTTTAAGTTGTCGGATGGTACGTTCGTTCAGGACACGGCTACGCCGGAGAACTCCAACACGAACATTCCGTACCCATACAACCCGTGGAACCCAGAAGCACCATACTCCACGTCGTACTTTGTCAACTACGAAGTCAACCCACCTGTGCCTACATCTGTTACAGTAAGCCAGAACCCTTATGTGGTTAAAGTGTATATGAACGTATGTCAAGTTACTACGGCAGAAGCTACGGCATTGACTAACGCAGGATACGGAGCCTTGATTTCATGACCGCAACACCACACAACGTTGGACTTCACCCAGAGGACTGTTTCGGCTGTAAGGCCGCTTCTATCTCTATTGCTCCGTCTGCAATGGAGACACGTTCTAATGCCGGTGTTATTGACATGGACACAAAGAAGATGCACAAAGACGTGGATGCTTACAGGCGTCTACGCAAAGACGGTGTGCAACCAAAGACGGTTAAAGGTTCTGCTTCGCTAGAACAACGAGCCGGATCAAAGTGGGAAATTGAAACAGGCATGAACCTTGGTGGCGACGCCAAGGTAGGTGCTCGATACGACGCGGCTCAGGCTGCAATAAGCGCAGGAGCAACTGCTGAATGACAAATTACCTGCTTTCAGGAACCGTTGCAGGACCTTCGGGATTCCTTAACGGCGCTGGTGTCTACGCGTACAAGGCATCTCTATTCACTTCTCCACCTACAGCAGGTCAACCTGCACCTACTGGTCTTACTCTCGGAACTGACTACTTCGGACCTGCCACCACCGGAACGCAATGGGGTGGTCCAGGGCAATGGGAACTTACCGTAACTGCTGCGGTTAACTACTACATCGGTGTCCAATACCCAATCGGTTCTACAACCGCACAATGGTACTGGTCATTTGACGATTCGCTGACTCAAATCAAGGGAGACACTGGAGCACCGGGCCCACAGGGTTATCAAGGTAATCAGGGAACACAGGGAACACAGGGTCCCCAAGGTACACAGGGTGTACAAGGTACACGTGGATACCAAGGTTATCAAGGATACCAAGGATTTACTGGTTCACAAGGTACCCAAGGCCCACAGGGTCTTACTGGTTCACAAGGCTCACAGGGCGTTACAGGTGCCACTGGTGCGCAGGGAAATCAAGGCTACCAGGGTAACCAGGGCAATCAGGGTCTAACTGGCTCACAGGGGACACAGGGTTATCAGGGCACAACAGGTTCTACTGGAGCTCAGGGAGCCACAGGTTCGACTGGAGCACAGGGAAGTACTGGTGCACAAGGTTCACAAGGTAATCAGGGCACACAGGGCAATCAAGGATTCCAAGGTAGTCAAGGTTTTCAAGGTGTACAGGGCAGTCAGGGAACCACTGGTTCTACTGGTGCCACTGGTGCACAAGGTTCAACCGGCTCGCAAGGTGCACAGGGATACCAAGGAACTCAGGGCAACCAAGGTAACCAAGGATACCAAGGTTCTACTGGTGCCACAGGTGCACAGGGCAATCAGGGTTTTCAAGGCGTACAAGGTAATCAAGGCTTCCAAGGTTTCCAAGGCACAACAGGCTCTACTGGCTCACAAGGTAATCAAGGATACCAAGGTAACCAAGGTTACCAAGGTTACCAAGGTTACCAAGGTGTAGTCGGAAGCATTGGACCTCAAGGTGCTGGTGGAACGTCTGCTTACTACGGTTCGTACTATTCAACATCAACACAAACATTATCCACTGCCAACACTGGTCAAGCCATTACGTTTAATGGAACATACCAGCAAGCAGGTATTTCTGTTGCTTCTAGTTCTCGTATTACGTTTGCTTATGCCGGTCAGTACGGTATTAACTTCTCTGCTCAATTAACGCAAACAGACAATTCAACTGACCAAGTTCTTATTTGGCTACGAAAGAACGGTTCTGACGTTTCTCAGTCCAACACTGATGTGACTATGGACAAGCAAAACTCAGACAAAGTTGCTGCGTGGGAATGGCAAGTTACCGCTGCGGCTAACGATTACTTTGAAATTTACTGGACATCTAATTCAACGTCAGTAACGCTTCTTGCCATCTCATCTCCTACCACTGGCCCAGCAATACCATCTGTAATTGCTAATGCTTACCTCATTACCGCTGCTGGTGCTACTGGTGCTCAAGGAGCACAAGGCTCACAGGGTGTTCAGGGTTATCAAGGTAATCAAGGATTCCAAGGTGTTGCCGGAACACAAGGTATTAACGGTACGCAGGGACCACAGGGTACACAGGGCAATCAGGGTAACCAAGGATTCCAAGGTGCTAACGGTTCTAACGGTGCACAAGGATCACAAGGAGCTACCGGCTCACAGGGTAACCAAGGTTTCCAAGGAACTACCGGAGCACAGGGTTCAACAGGTGCTCAGGGAACAACTGGTGCACAAGGCTCTACAGGTGCTCAAGGTTCTACTGGAACGCAAGGCTCAACTGGTGCCCAAGGTAACCAAGGTTTCCAAGGTGTTCAAGGTTCTACAGGTGCTCAGGGTTCTACTGGTGCACAGGGAACTCAAGGCTTTCAAGGTGCGACTGGTTCTACTGGAGCACAAGGTAGCCAAGGTTCACAAGGAGCCACTGGAACTACTGGTGCTCAAGGTAATCAAGGATTTCAAGGTTTCCAAGGAACGCAGGGTAACCAAGGTGCTACTGGTTCAACAGGCTCGCAAGGTTCACAGGGATACCAGGGTTACCAAGGCGTACAAGGTTCACAAGGATACCAAGGTAGTCAGGGTTCAACTGGTTCACAGGGATCACAAGGTACTTCGGTTGCCCTCGCTACCGTCAGCCTCACCGCCCAGTCCGCAGCTCAAGCAGCCACAACGCTCTACACCCCTGCCTCTGACGGTCTCTTTACTATCAACTACTACGCCAAAGTCACCACCGCAGCAACGACTTCATCAACGCTCGGTGTGTTCTCGGTCATCTCTACCGATACCGACTCCAACGTAGTTACCTCAGTTGGTCAGTCAACTCAGCAGAACTCTTTAACCACTGGATTTATCTCCGGCTCAATTACCGTCTACGCCAAAGCCTCAACCCCAATCCAATACTCACTCGCCTACGCCTCATCTGGTGCTACCGCTATGCAGTACGAGTTGCGAGTTGTGGTGGCAGGAACTACTGCTCCGTCATCTACTGGCACAGTCTCATCATTCAATGGTCGTACTGGTGCGGTTACTCCTGGGTCATCTGACTACACGGCTGCTCAGGTTGGTGCTGTTCCTGCTGTTTCTTATGTTGGAGCAAAGAACTTTGTTATTAACGGTGGCATGGACATTTGGCAGAGGGGTACTTCGTTTGCTGGTACTGGTTCAATTATTTACACGGCTGACCGTTGGTGTACTAATAATTTATCTGCTTACACATTCTCTCAGTCAAGTTCTGCTCCAACCGGATTCAAGTATTCAATTCAAGCACAACGCAACTCTGGTTCAACGACAACGCAAAATCTAGGTTTGGTTTACAACTTAGAAAGTCTTAGTGCAATTCCTTTAGCCGGTCAAACCGTAACGCTTTCTTTTTGGGCAAAAGTAGGGGCAAACTTTTCTGGCGCAAGTGGTCAATTAAATGCTTATGCAGCGTGGGGAACAGGAACAGACCAGAATTATTTGAACGGTGGATACACAGGTCAGACACAAATTGTTAACGCTGCTTTTACACCAACTACATCATGGCAACAATTTTCATACACGGGAACAGTGGGTTCAACTGCAACCGAAGCGTTTATTCAATTCTACTATGGCCCAACAGGAACAGCCGGAGCAAACGATTACTTTGACATCACCGGAGTCCAACTCGAAATCGGTTCCACAGCCACAGCCTTCTCACGTGCTGGTGGAACTATTCAAGGTGAGTTAGCAGCGTGTCAGAGGTACTACCAGATTTCTTCTTACGGAATTGGCAGGGCAACCAGTTCAACTCAAGGCAATGTTACTGTTTTGTGGAACAGCATGAGAGTTGCTCCTAGTTATTCAATTTCTTCTTATACAAACATTTTGCTAGAAACAGCCGTTTCTTTTAGAACGCCTACTGGGTCATATCAAAACATAATTACCGCTAATTCAACAAATGGTTCTACGGAAATTATTTTTACAGGTTTTTCTACTACAACCGCAAATCAACTTACCCTTGTAGGCAATGTTGCCTTCAGTTCGGAGTTGTAAAATGATAGAACCAATTTATGAAGTTGTAATTTCAGATTTAGGTTACAAGTCTATTAAACGCACAGACGTAGATGGCACAATTTGGTGGATACCAACCGACCCTGCCAACTCCGATTACCAAGCCTACCTAGCCTCTCAGGAGAATAACTAATGGCTCAGTCCATCTCACAAGAAGCAATCGGCGCTACCGGACTCCCTGGGGCTACGGCTGCGTCACGTCACGCAGGAGCTACAACTTCGGGCGCACCTACGTCAGGTACGTTTGCGGTGGGCGACTACATCATTGATCAGACTGGCGCTATGTACGTCTGCACAGTTGCCGGTACGCCTGGAACGTGGCAGTTGTCGGGCGTCTCAGTTAACGAGAACATTGCTGGCAAGAACTTTGTGATTAACGGTGGTATGGACATCTGGCAGAGGGGTACAACTTTTGCAACAGGTGGTGGATACACAGCCGATAGATGGTATTGCTACGCATCAGGAAACGCCGTTGCTGAAACACAAGTTGCTTCTGGTTTAACTGGATTTAAGTATGCTTTGCAAGTTCAAAGAAACTCCGGTCAAACATCAACTTCTGCTATTTACGCAACTCAATCAATAGAAACTCTTAATACTTTGCCTATGGCAGGTCAAATTGTAAATCTTTCTTTTTGGGCTAAATGTGGCGCAAATTATTCAGGAACAAGCAATCAACTTACTGTTCAATTAATTGCTGGGACAGGAACAGACCAAAATGTTATTTCGGGATTTACTGGTGCAACAGCATTATTTGGAAACACAGTCAATCTTTCAACATCATGGCAAAGATTTACGGTACAAACTAATTCATTTTTAACAGCCAGCGTTGCATCGACGTACACTCAACTTGGAATTAATTTTATTGAAGTACCAACAGGAACAGCCGGAGCAAACGACTGGTTTCAAATCACTGGCGTACAACTAGAAATCGCTCCACAGGCAACACCATTCAGCCGAGCTGGTGGTTCTATTGGTGGTGAGTTGGCTCTGTGTCAGAGGTACTACTACCAGACCGCTTTGGGATTTCTTGGTGTAGGCTCATTATCTAATTCTTCTTCTGCCGACTTTGGAATACGTTTTCCTGTAACAATGAGAGCAACTCCAACAATGTTTTCTACAAGCATTTCTTCATCTTTGTATGTTCAAAGCGCAGCCGCATCAACGTCATACTCAACCGCAGGTAACTTCTACAACACCTCAGTTGATACAACAACACCACGAATAACGGTATCGGGTTATACAGCAGGACAGGCTTGTATTGTTAATTCAATCGTTTCTGGCGCATACATTTCAGCAAGTGCGGAGTTGTAATGACATACGAACTAATCACACAAGACAATGCAACAATAATTAAGCGCACAGACGCAGATGGACAAGTCTGGTGGATTCCTACCGACCCTGCCAACTCCGATTACCAAGCCTACCTAGCAAGTCAGACAGACCAATGAACTGTATCCACTGCTCCCAACCAATCGTAGAACTATCTCAGGGTTACGTCAGCCAACTTACCTCAATGGTAAAATTGTTAAAGAACTAAAGGACTTTTTATGCCCTCATTGATTACAGTAGGTGGCTCAAGCAGTACTGGTAACGGTACTACGTTTGGCGACCTTATCGAGAAGGTATACCGCCGTGTTATGGGTGGTATCCGTGAGCGTACCGTCACCCTGACTACCTCAATCGGATCAACAGACACCAGCGTTGTTCTTGCCGGTTCTCAGACTGCTGGTATTACACCTGGCGTTATTCTGTCTGTGGAGCTAGAACTGCTCTACGTTACTGCCTGGAACTCCAGCACCCTGACTGCCACCGTTACCCGTGGGTACTACGGCTCAGTAGCAACCAGCCACATTGCTGGCGTCCTTATCTACATCAACCCTCGTTACAGCCGTTACGACATTGGCGTGGCAATTAACGACGACCTTCGCTCACTGTCTAGCCCAACTAACGGACTGTTCCGTGTAGGCGTGGCACAGATTACTTACAACCCAGTCTTTGCTGGTTACGACCTAGGCGACCTGCCAGACAACTTTATTGACATCCTAGAAGTCCGTTACCGCATTGCTCCACCGTACCGTACATTCCCAGCCATCAAGTCTTGGAAGGTAGTGCGTTGGCAACAGAACAGCACTGACCCAGTGTTCCCTTCTGGTCGTGGACTTATTATCCGTGAACCAGGTTGGCCAGGTCTGCCTATCTATATTACCTACTCGGCTCCATTCATCAAGTTCGTAGCGGCGTCTGACTCAGTTATCAACACCCCTGCAACTAACGACGAAGCCCCACCTTTCAACGGTTACGGTGTCAACGCTGCGGTTAACTTCACTGCTACCACAACTAACGGATCAGCAACGCTTACATCTGTTTCAAGCACTGTTGGACTTTACATTGGTATGCTCCTTGGTGGCACTGGTATCCAGAGCGGAACTACTATCTCGTCTATCAACGTCGGTGCGGCCACTGTAACCATGAGTGCTGTCGCTACTGCCAACGGAATTGCCGTAACTATTGGTGGTGCTAACTCACCTAACATTCCGAACATGACGCCAACCATGTTGGACTTGCCACCACTCGGTGCTGAGATTGACCTGACTCTACCTCGTGAAATCAGCCGTAACTTTTTGGAGTCTCAGCCAGACCCACGCAAAGCCACTGACGTACCTGCTGGTGCTGTTGCTGGTTCGGTGAACGCTCTTGTTAACCGTCGCATGCAAAGGATTAGTGAGGAAGCTGACCGTCTACAGCGTCAGTACACCAAAGTAAGGAGCTGGTAATGTCTACCACTTCCAATGCTTCAGTAAGTATTTACAACCCAGGCACTAGCGAAAAAAAAGAATACGCAATAGACACCTCGTTTGAGCCTTACCGTCGCGAAGCCTTCCGTCACAAAACTATTCCTGCACAGCGTCAATCAATCCAGATGACCAACATCACTGGTGAGGGTACCGTTAACACTGAGGGACTCTGGCGCCGTGAGCAAGTTGAATGGACAATGGGTGCTGGTCAGTTCTCACTTGACCGCAAGGGCGACAATCAAGAGACACGCTTTTTGAACTCTAAGGGTGTAGACGTATTCTCCTACCCATTTCAGGCAACACTTCTTCCCGACACTCAGCAACTCTACGGATCGACTGCCAGCACGCTTCTTATGAGCCGTTGCGGTGACAACGTAGTTGTTGTTGAAGGCTCTACAGTCAAGTACTTCGTTAGTGGCTCATGGGGAACTTCGTACTCACTATCTCTCAGTGGTTCGCCAACCATCTACGACATTGCTACGAACGACACCATTGTATTCCTAGCAACCAGTTCTGGTATCTGGTACGCCCAGCCTTCTGGCACTGGTGCTGGTAGCTTCTCGCTGTTTGCAGCCAACGACTCTGGAGTGTACAGCGGTGGTTACACCATGGTGGCATGGTCTAACGACCAGTTGATTGCTTCTAGCAAGAACCGCCTTTACGCCTTTCAGCCACGATCAACAACAGGTTATCCAGTGTTTGGTTCACCACCTAGTACTTTTAAGGTCAGCGTAGATATTGACCTTATCCTTGGTGACTATGATGGTTTTACTCCGACAGTGGGTTACTCAACAATTACGACAAAGGCTGACCACAATTTATCTGTTGGTCAACCAATAACTATTTCTAACTCAAATGCCGATACGTTCTACGAGCAACTAAATTACAACTCTGGTAGCGTTACGCTTACAACCTTTTCTGGTAGTTACAATCCGTTCAGAGCAAATGATGTTGTTAACATTACCTACACCGATTTTGTCAATAATGCTACATACATTGATAGCAATATTGTCATTACTGCTGCAACCGACACAACCATTTCATACGTTTCACAAAATCTAACTCAATCAATAGTTGATGCAAATGCCGGTACGGGGTACTACACATTACTTGAAATGGAAGTTATTGGTATTAACGCAAGTCCTTGGAACGGTGACTTTGTTGTAAACGACATTACAAACAGCACAACATTTAGTATCATTTCAACCCCTAGTCTTGGTATGGACACAGAGTCTATTGGTGGGCACGTAATAAGTAACTTATTTCCTGACACACTCGTTACTCACGAGAATGATAATTGGGTTTGGTCAGGTGCTACCGGCGGAGAGACACAGGTTTACTTTGCTGGTTACGTAAGCTCACCGCTTGGCAACAAGGGTAGTGGCGCCATCTACCGCTCAAACATGCTTGGTTCTTCAACTTCTAGTGCCACTAGTGTTCAAACAATTACTGCGACATCTGCCAGTGTTCCATGGAACTTAGACTACCCAGTACAGGCACTACCTATGTCACCCGACGAATACCCAACATGTATTCAGTCATACCTAAACTACATTTTCATTGGTACTAACCGTGGTATCCGTATGACCCAGCCATTGGGTCAGTACGCACCATCCACCACCACGACCAGCGACCTTAAATCAGGTCCACTTATCCCTAACATTCTTCAGCCTGTTACTTACCCAGTTACAGCAATTGTTGGTGATGGACGCTACGTATGGTTTACTTGGAACAACTACGACACAACAAGCACTGGTCTAGGCAAACTAGACCTTAGTACGTTCATCAACGGCGACCCACTAACTCCTGCTTACGTTTCAGACCTTATGGTTACAGGCCAAGGAATTATTTCTTGTATTGACTGGGACCCAGTAACGTGCACCCCAATCATGGCAGTGAGTGGTCATGGCATTTATGGCCCTTACGCAACCAATGAGGGTGGCATACCAATCGTTACTAAGTATGTAGCCAGTGGACAGATTACTTCTGGAATCTTTGACTACGGTATCCCTGACCCTAAGATTCCTGTCTACTTTGACTTCAACGGTGTTGCTACTAACGGATCAAACCTAACAGCATTGGTTATAACTGAACCAAATGACCCTACTCTTATCCAGTCGTTCACGGTTCCGTCAACAGGTTCGTTTACATCTGGTGCGGTTAATGAATACACGGTTACTTCAACCACGATTAAGGCTCGTCAGTTCAAAACAACAGTAACGCTTAACGCTGGCACTAAGACAATTACTAATGATATTTCGCCAATCCTCAACAGATGGACACTTAAATCATGGCCAGCAGTTGTTCAGGGCACACAGATTTCTGTTGTTATACAGATGTTCTCTGTCAACGTAGTGGATGGTCTAGAAGTATTTACCGACCCTTACGCCGAGCTGTTCTGGCTAGAGACACGTCGTCAGAATCAAGACATTGTTACCTACACTGAAGGACCGCTTCAAGTCACGGCAGTAGTAGATGGCATTGACTGGATTCCTCACAAGCGTCGTGACAACTGGGAGAATGGCTATGAGGGCGACTTAGTGTTGAACCTCAAAACCATTGGCCAGTACACCTACAGTCCATCTAACCTCGCCTCTCTCTAATGAAAAACGTTTCTGCACCTATTTGGCTACCACCGTCAACGTCAAGACCTAATCAGGTTCTTCTCTCAACTGGTGTTGGTAGCAATGTTAAGTGGGGAAATGTTGCGGCACAAACAGGTTCAGGATCATCTGGCGGACTTCCTGCTGGTGTCATCATGGATTACGCAGGTTCTAGTGTTCCTTCTGGTTGGTTGCTTTGTAATGGTGCTTCTGTAAGTAGTGCTACGTACCCAGCATTGTACGCCGCTATTGGTCACACGTATGGTGGTTCAGGTAGTTCATTCAACTTACCTGACGCAAGAAATAAAATGGTTATTGGTGCCGGTTCAAGTTATGGACTTGGTAACACTGGTGGTTCGTCAACAAGTTCATTGAGCATTTCAAACATGCCATCGCACAATCACTCAGTTAACATTAACCACGGTCACAGTTTTAATCAAGGCTCGCACCATCATTCAATATCAGGTTTGAGTCACAGTCACGCAATGTCTGGTGGTACTCACGCGCACGGTGCTGACTCAGCAACAAACTACGGTTCATTTTGGGGCAACGGTACTGGTCACTCGTATGTTGTTGGAACTGGTGGTGTTATTGGTGGAATTGACGCAGGACGTATGACTGCTACCGGAGATGGAACTCCTGTTGGAATGGTTGCAGCATCCGGTTTGACTGGAACTTACAACACTGGTAGCAACATTACTGATACAAGCAGTTCTGTTAACGACTTGACTACATCGGGAGCAGTGGCTACAAGTGCCATTGGTGGTGGTTCAGCGTTTAGCACAATTTCACCTTATATAGCACTCAACAAAATTATTAAGACATAGGAGAATTATGGGTATTTCATTTACAAGAACAGTCACAT